TTAGCCAGTCGCTGCCAGTCATCGTCTGACAACGGGTTTGCATAAGCATCACCCTTGCCGTTGTAAACCCACAGAGTGGTACCGGCACCTTTTACCGGCTCAAGGGGATTTGGTGTTGCCATATCGTCCTCACATCTCGTATGTAATGGAATAAGTCAGATCTGCAGAACTCCATAACGCCATATCGTCATCACGACGATACTCATAGCCCTGCGTAACCATCGTGGTAATCAGTCCTGCCAGTGCCGGGATCGCGGTCATCGCCGGGTAAATCCGGCTTTCCATCCACTGATCAAGCTCTGAATCCGGTACCTGTGCCGGTAAAAACACCTCAATATGCAGCGTGGCCCGCCAGGTATCTGCATCCAGCTCTTCACCGGTATACTCTGCATCCGTCAGATAAACCGCGATCGCAGGGAAATCCTCTTCGTCAAAAACAACGGGGCGACCATCAAACAGCGTCGCCCCGTGTTCATGCTGCTCGAGTGCATCCAGCACTGCGGCACGAATGTCAGTGTGTTTCATCGTTTTATTGCAATCCTCAGTTGTTGTTTCAGCGCGGATGCCAGTTCTTTAGGCAGGCGTTCACGCCGGATACGGTCAACATTCTCATCAAATGCCTGTTTCAGTGGGGCCGCCATCGGGATTTTCACCACATCAATGGGGTAACGGTTTTTCCCGGCCACACGCTGCATGACATGCCAGCGACCATTTTTTAATCGCTGAATAAATGCCCGCTGATACCGATGCTGACCGGCTTTAAGTATGCTGTTCGGGCGACGCCCCGGCATCCTGATCCCCAGCTTAATCACAGGGAGATCACCGCGGTTAACGATAATTCTGGCATTCGGATTTCTGACCGTCGCCCGTTTCAGTCTGGACCGTTCCTTAACCAGTTTCCGGCGAACCTTTGTCTCCCGGGCAACCTGTGATGAAGACTGATTAATCGCCGTTGTGGCCACGCGGTTAATGGCCATTGCTGAAGCCGCCGGAATGGCGTTTTTACGAACCCGGCTCAGATTGTCAATCGCCTGATCAAGCCCTTTTATCGCCATAATTTCACCCTGCGTTTATCGTCGCCGGTTAACTGCGGGTGGTTGACCACGGTTGAGCCAGAGATAACAGCTGCCCCCGTCATCCGGAGAAACACGATCCACCCAGAATATCTCACCATTAATGGTCAGCGTGTCACCACGCCGCACGGCACGAACCGTATCCGTCCGCACAAATAATGACGGGCTGCTTCCTTCAATACGGACCCCGCCACCGGCAAACCCCAGCGACTCCGGATCGTCAAAAACCCCCTGAACTTCGCTGCCACACTGTGCCCCCGAGGTGAACTGCGCACAGAGCCCCATCACTTCAACAATCGTGCTGTCCACCCCGGCGAGGGCAGCATCAAAGGCATTCTGAAAATCACGCATGCTCAGCCGTTCCGTGCTGTATCATGGCTGTCGCCAGTGGTGATGGCACCAGAACACGCATGCCCCGGTACGTCAGTTCAACGGGACGGCCTGTCTCCGGGCAATACCCCATCACATGCAGGCATTTCCGCACACGGACCGCTTTAACATCATCCGTAGCATCAGTGTTGTGCAACTGCTCACCATCGTCTGTGTGATTTTGCTCAGGCCCGCTCTCATCACCAGGCATAATGCCCTCCCGGGAAGCAGCAAGCTCCTCTTCCCACTCAGACACACGTTGCGCAATATCCGCAGCACTCCCCGACATATCCGCCTCGCGCCCCAGCAGGCCAGCCAGTTGACGAAGACGTTTCTGATTTTCTTCTTTTGTTGCCATATCAGCCCCCTGTGAAAAAAGACACGGGGGCATTTCGCCCCCGCTCACGGATTATTTCACCTGCACCACCACAAACTCATCCGGATCCGGCAGCACCATCAGCGGTGCGGACTGCGTCATGGTAAATTCACGGGCCGGATCGCCCACGGTCAGCCAGTGTTTCGGGTAACGGGAAGAAGCCACCACACCTTCGGACAACGCCTGCGCATCCTGAATGGCACCGTAACAACGGATCCCATCTGCAGCCGTATTTCCCAGGACCAGCGTGCCCTCCGGCAGATAACGTTTTTCGGTACCGTCCTCTGCCACATAAGACGTTTTCGCCACCACAATGGCCAGATCGCCGTAATACCCTTTGAAAGACACCACCGCCCCCAGGTCTTTCACTGCCGTTTCGAGCTGTGAATTTGAGCCGCGACGGGTATCCAGTTTTTCGCGGAACAGCTTAAAACCATTCAGCAGACGCCAGACAGTACCGTCCATAATGGCAATATTCACAAGACCGCTGGCCTGATCGCAGTAGAGGTCAATATCATGCGTCGGATCAAACGTATCACGGTCCTGCTCAGACCATTTTTTACCGTCGGCCTGCTCAATGTTATTTCCTTCAGAGCGTCCAAAATCCACCTCGACAGTATCAAACTGATCCCCTTCCATGGTGTATTTGCCATACAGCACGGCATTCACCGCCTGCATTTCTTCCACCTGGACAATGGCATGCTCTTCCTGTTTGAGGTTATCGGTGATGATACGCAGACGACGGTAGGCCGGGTCGTTCAGTTGAGCCGGATCTTCACCGGGAAGACGCTCAACCGCCTGCTGGTAATTAAATTCGTGTTTCGGCTTGACGTAGCCCGGACGTAACACGCGGGTTTCACCACCGCGATGACGCAGCACTTTTCCTTCAACAACCGGGGAGACATAGGCCGCCACCGGCGTTTTTCCGGTAATTTTGTCCAGCATCACCTCTTCGGTATGGAAATTCACCGTACGGCGGAAAAACAGCTCCAGAAACAGCGCACGAAATTTCACTTTTTGTTCGGTATAACCGAGTAACTGGCGGGTCGTAAACAATCCCATAAATCAGTTCCTTTCATTCAGAAATCAGTCAGGCCACCGCGGTGGCCTGATAACGTGTTACGGCAGCGCCGCGTGACTCAGGGCACTGCCGGCAAAGGCATTTGCCTTTTTGTGTTCATCCACACTTTCAGGCCAGCGGATTGCCTCCGTCGCAAAGGTCCCCGACTTGTAATAGGTCAGTACCGTCTCTGTGCCTTCAAGCGGCAGTACCAGTATGCCAACTGCACTACCGGCTTTCTGTCCGTCCCAGACCACCAGTTTCCCGCTGGCTTCATCCAGCATCAGGGGCGTCAGTGCCGGTGTTGCCGAGGAAATCCCGCTGCTGCCTGTGGCGGTATGAGCCGGATCATTACCGGCAAAAATACGTACTTCCGCACGCTGTTCAGTGATGGTTTTCGTTACCATATTGTAAAAACCTCCTGTTGATGGTCAGCACTGACTTCATGGCATGGCCATGAGCATTTTCATGTCCGCATCACCGTCTGCTGACGTCTGTGGCACGCCACCCTGTACCGCAGCCGGTGAATGGTTCGCCATGATGCGTTCAAACAGGGCGGTTGTGGATGCAGAGACCGGTTCTGCCTTACCTGATCCCGCAGCCAGCACAGCCCGGGCGCTCTCCACAGTCATTCCCGGGCAGGCAGCCAGCTGTTCAGCCTGCGCCTCAGCCCCTTTTGCCTCATCCAGTGCCATGATCTGATCACGGAGTGAGGGTCCGGCATCCGCCTGCGGTGAAGCAGCCAGGATCGGGCGGGCTTTTTCCACCGTCATCTCCGGCATCGCCGCCAGCGTTGCCGCCAGTTGTTCACGACCGTTCGCTTCTTCACACGCCATAATGCGATCGGCTTCACTCTGCGTGGATGCCACCGGCTGCTGCGGTGCCGCCGCGGCCAGAATCGCCCGGGCCTGTTCAACGCTCATGCCCTGTTGTCCTGCCAGCATCGTGGCAAGCTGTTCACGTCCTTTCGCTTCCTGGCATGTCAGGATCCCCATCACTCGCTGGTTCTCCTGCGCGGCGGCTTCCGTTGCAGTTAATTGCGGCATAGTGCCTCCTCTGACATTACTGTTCAGCGCCGTGGCCATCACACTGATGGCATCCGACGCATTGACTAATTCATCCGCCAGCCCGGCATCAATGCCGGACTGACCTTCAAAAACGGCGGCCTCTGTTCCCGTGACGGCATCAACAGACAGACCGGTAAACATCGCCACTTTTTCGGCAAACATCCGGCGCGCCGCATCAATGCGCTGCTGCATGTCCTGGCGAACCTCTGCCGGTAAGGCTTCAAACTGATTGCCATCCACCTTGTGCGTCCCTGAGTAAATCAGCGTGATATCCACACCGGCCTGCGCCAGATGACCGGCATAGCTGACATGGCTCATCATCACGCCAATGGAGCCGATACGGGATGTCTGGGTAACCAGCCGTCGGGAGCAGGCCGACGCCAGCAGCATGGCTGCAGAACAGGCCGTGTCATTGCACAGTGCCCAGACCGGCTTCTGCTGACGGAGGCGGTAAATCATGTCAGCGCAGTCAAACGCGCCGGCGGCCTGCCCGCCCGGACTGTCAATGTCCAGCAGTACGCCCCGCACCTGGCTATCCGCCATTGCCTGCTGAAGACAGGCGACAATACCGTCATAGCCTGTCATTCCGGAAAATGGCCGCATACCCCCCAGCCGGTGCACCAGCGTGCCGGTCACCGGCAGTACAGCAATACCGTTCACCACCCTGTAAACACGGGCCGGTCGTTTACCTCCGGCCATGTACTCGTCCGTTTCAGCCAGCATTCCGGGAGCATCAAATTGTACCTGCTGTTGTGGTACCGAAAGACTTGCTGCCCCCATCTCGCGCCCGAGCGCGCAAAAGAAAACCCGCGCATAGGCGGGCTCCAGAAGCAGCGGTTCATTGAATGCTGCGGCAATAATGTGTGAAAGATTACGTCTC